AATTATCTCTTTATCATTAAGAGATTTAACTGTTATACAAAGTACAGGTTCTATTGTAGTCTTAGGGTCAGGGAAACCGTTTTCACACATTGTTTCAATATCAATAGTTATGATATTGATTTTGCTTCGATCCCATTGAATAGGACCTTTGAATTCGTCTGATATGAATGAATGATGATGTCTAGTGTTGCCGAAGAATTCGAAACCGGTAACGCCATCATATTGTTTTAACCACTCTCGTTGTTCGTAAGTAGAATCAAAAGATACTTTCTCACACGGTCTACCGTCAAGAGTTTTATATTTGGTATCTTTTTTTACTGGTACGAATAATGATGGTTTATAATTAATTCTTTGCTTTACTCGTTTACCATTGACGATTGCTCGTGTTAGTAACCGACCTCTATGGGGGATAACGCTTGTGTAGAACTTCATATAACCATTATAACAAATTTTGACTCAAAAGTCAAGGACTATTCCGTAATTAATCCTTTTGGTGTTTGTATCAAACCACTACCAAAGTTTTTGTTATAATGATTTAGTAAATCTAAACCAGGTTCTTCTATAAGAAGTACATCTTCTTTTTTTATATTGATTTCTCGTTTATCGGTGAATGGAAACCAAGGGGCAAACTGTAATTGTCCTTGTCCACTTTGACCTTCGCCAACAAATCCTAATGCCATTGGTTTATCCATGGTATAAGAGTCTTTTAACTCACTCACTTTTGCAATAATAAAATCGCCTACTTTTAATCGTAGGACTTTCACTTCACTTGTAGCCATTATATTTCCTTTATTTAGTTTTGTTTACAGGAGGCAATCTTCTACTCAATACGAATCTCCTGTTAGGATTCACACTTGCATTGAACATCTTTATTATCTCCCTATTCAGGAGAATATCTGAACCGGATCTTGGTCTTGCGTCAAGTCCGAATTCTATATCTTTATAAGTAAAACCATTGAAGGTTAAATTTAATAAAACTGTTGGTCTAGTCTCTGAAGGTTCATCACCTTCAGCGTTAGCACGAAATATTTTAGACACACTATATTTTGGTTTAGTATATCTTTTATTGTTGTAAGTCCAACTAATATTTTTACCATTCTCTTTAATATCTTCAGCGTGTATTGCACAAGCTTTCGCACCATTACCTGTGTCTAATTTTGCTCTGATCTTACCTAAATCTTCTATGTCAACAGTTTCTAACCAACCAGTCTCTACTAGTGATTGTCTATCCCAGTTATTTCTGTCAACTGTATGTTTGATAACATTTTTTACTAATTGTTTACCAGATATTTGACCACCGGGAGTGGGTCCTTCATCTTCTTGATATGCATAACCTTCATAGTCAGCACCAGTTCCTGGTGAACCGTTTACTTCAAGAACATAAATTTTTCCTTTGTGTATGAAGTGGTCGACACCAACCATATATCCTTTACTCGCTCTTGCAGCTCTAAGTATTATTTCAATCTCGTCATCATTTAGTTTGTATGGTACTGCTTTTGCACCTCTGTGAATATTACTTCTAAAATCAGAACTGCCTTGTATTCTTTTCGTACTTGCAAATATTTTATTGTCAACAACAAATGTTCTAACATCAAAATCTATGTCCATATATTCTTGTAGTAATAATTCAGCGTCATGTTTCCAAAGTGCCTGTACAGTAGACATTAGACCTTCATAACTATCGACTTTAACAACACCAATGCCCTGGGTACCTGTTAATGTTTTTAATATGACAGGAAATTTCTTACCAATCAACTCTAAAGCCTCGTCTATGTTTTTCTCGTTAGATATAAATGCTGTACGAGGTGTCGGTACATTAAATTTTTCAAATAATAATGCTGAAGTAAGTTTGTTATTACAGGTTATCATAGCGTTTTTACCATTAACCATAAATGAACTTGAATTTTCAAATGCGGATATTATAGATAAACCAGACTCATCTTCAACTGCCCCAGCTCTTGTAATACAAATGGTATCCTTACCAATAAATTCGTGTTCACTATCTTTACCGTCATAGTTATATACACTTAATGTATTTTTCTCTTCGTCTTTACCAGTTATAATGGCGTGTTTAGTCTCGATAACAACACACTCAATTTTTAATTCTGAGCATACATCAATTATAAAATCTACAGTAATTTCTTTATCTGCTTTTTTGCCTGACTTTTGTTTCTTGACATTAGGATTTGATTTTGTAATTACAGCAACCGTTACAGGATCCTGTTTAAGTTCCTTCTTCTCTACTAAAAAATCATTAAACTTAATTGGTTTCATCTACCTTTTTACCTATGTTATATTTCGTTTCTAGAGACCAGTTGCTTTTATCTTTAAATGATATAACTTTGATCTGTGATAACGGCGCCTTATTAGTAGCTGTATCTGGATTTATAATACTAATTAATCCCCAATCAGATAATAATTGTGTTATAGTATTTCTTCGTTCAATGTCATTGTCTGATAGATTACTATGTTTGCCATCTAAAGCAAATAACTCTTTGAAGTGTACTATAAAATATCGGCCTTGCTTATGCAATATATGGCATGATTGAAATAGTTTTTTGTCTTTTCGGGATGCAACACCAATTCTTGTTAGTGTTTCTCGGACCTTCAGAAAGTCGTCCGGTTCTTTTAAAGAGACCTCGAGCATACTCTCGGGACTCCATTGTATATCTTCACTCATTTTTTTCCACCTTTAAATAATTTGTCTGTGATATATTTTATCTGGTCTTTTGAGAGGATCTTTAAAGCGTCTTTTGCTTTGTCATTACTGTATCCATAATACTCTTTAACCACATCAATATCCTTAAATTTAGACGCCCTTTCGAACGGACTAAATCGTTTTCTTTTTCTAACACTATTTATATAAAATTGAAACTGAATGTCGTTATCAAGGTGGTGATAACGGTTCATTTCATTTGCTTTCAAAAGAGTATCAGGAAAGGCAGATAGAATCTTATTGGTGATGTAAGCGGGATATTTCTTCGCCCACATTGGATCTTCGGACTTAACTAAATCTTCTTTGGTATAATTGATTGCGTTAAGGTAATGTTTTAGTTCATAAGGATTTGACATAATCTAGCATTGTTTGTGGATCAGAAACTTCATATGGATCTCCGGTCTCTCCTAAATTATTTATGCCATCTTCAATGAACATTTTTTTAACTACCCCATTAATTATAAATGAGGAGTGTCGCCACGATCTCATTCCCAAATTAGAAGTAGGTTTATCTACTAACATTCCTAATTGTCTTGTTAGAGCACCATCGCCGTCAGGTATTAGTTTGATATTTTGAATGCCTAAATCTTTACCCCAGGCATCCATAACGAACATATCATTTACTGATAGACAATAAATGGCGTCAACCTTTTGGGTATCCATAAAAAGGTTATACATATCTTCATATGCCGGTAATTGTTTACCTGAGCAGGTCGGTGTAAAGGCACCGGGTAGACCGAACATAACAACTCTCTTATTGAAGAATAAATCTTCCATAGTTTTCGTTGTTGTATTTCCATCTTCACGAAATAAAAGATCGTTGTTAAACAATTTAATATTTGTTTGCATAATATAATTTTCCTTATTTAAATTTACATTGAGACATAATCTCGGTCAAACAGGCAACAAGATTAATCTCTTGATCTGCCACAAAGGCTGACTTGTAAGAATAGTCAGCAAGTATTAGTACAGCATGAGGTATAGTTTCTGATTCTAAGTTATCATACATTGTATCATATATTCGTCTGAATACTACAACTGGATCATTATCTAAATTGTTGACTACCCACTTTCTCATGTTGGTAAAGTCTTTATCTTTTAATAGTGATATAAGTTTGTTTAAGTTATCGTCTGAAATATTTGCTAGTATACCAGTATCTATTGTGCCACTTACAGAATACCTTTGTAGTTCATTTAGTATTCTTCGATAGTCAGGAAAGTGTTTGTTAATAAGTTCAGCAACAACTGCCTCATCAAAAGGTATAGTTTGCTCTTTAAGAATAATACCGACCTTTTGAAATAGTTTACTTGCAAGGACTGGTCTATCTTTATTAGCAATCTTGAAATCTATTGTTGAAAATCTACTATGTAATGGTTCAATAAGTCTATTCTTAAAATTACAAGTAAGAATAAATCTACAATTCTTATGGAACTCTTCTATGAACCCACGCATAGCAGGTTGAGTCGATTGTGGATTTAGATAATCTGCCTCATCTAGTATAACAACCTTCTTACCGCCTGATAATGATACCGTGGAGGCAAAGTTTTTGATCTTGGTTCGAAGGGTGTCAATACCAGATTCTTCAGAACCGTTGATAAACATATAGTCAGCATCCATTTGCTCACATAATGCCCTTGCAACGGTAGTCTTACCACACCCAGGAGGACCTGCAAGTAGTAAATTTGATATCTCACCTCGATCTACAAAGGACTGAAAGGTCGCTTTGATATCGGTTGGTAAAATACACTCGTCAATAGTTTGTGGTCTATATTGTTCGACCCATAAAAAATCACTCATCAATTAATCTTTCCATAATGTTGTTTATACCAGGTTACTAAGTAAGCAACACCAGTTGTAAAATGTACTTTTGGTTTATATCCTAAACCTTTTATAGTGCTAACATCAGACCAAGTAGCCGGAACATCAGCAGGATGCCGGTCAACTAGTTTTCTCTTAGCAGTAATGCCTAAATTAATCTCTATCTGGTCAACTACTTCACTAACATAAACTGACGAACTATATCCTATATTATACACATCACTCTTCTCTTCATTGTATACAAGAATTTCAATAGCAGAAACTACATCATCAATGTAAGTGAAGTCTCGTTTCATCTTGCCACTATTATATAATATAATCTCATTACCTTCTATGATATCTTTAGTAAAAGATTGTATTGCCATATCTGGTCTACCATAAGGACCATATACTGTAAAGAATCTCATAGCAAAATGTTTTGGAATACTACTAGATTTAAATTGCATTTCATTAACAAACTTAGACCAACCATATGGACTTGACATATGGTAATGTTCTTTTGTTGTATCTTTCCACGGCAACTCTTGACCTTCCATTACGCATGAGGTAGAAGCATATAATACTTTTCTCACACCTAAATCAACACACGAATCTATTAATCGTTGTGTTGCAATTATATTGTTATGAATATAATCATAAGGTTCTTCTAAAGACCTTCTAACATTAGCATATGCAGCTAAATGAATAACTACATCAACATTACCTAGTCTAGGAACTCTTCTTTCAGATTCAAAATGAGCCTGATAATCAGTAAACTCATCCATAGTCTCTTCTATAATTTCAACACCGTTTTCTTCTAGAATTTTTTGTCGATCTCGTTTTAAATTAACATCATATGAATCATTAAAATTATCTATACCAAAGACACTATGATCTTTACTTAGTTTTAATGCTGTATGAAATCCAATGAAACCTGAAATGCCGGTTATGAAAATTCTCATTCGTGTTCACCACCCTCACCTCTAAGACTTGTACTAATCTGCTCATCTTGTACTTGTTTAAAATAATAAGCAGTTAGAAATATAGCCGCAACCAGTAAGGCGTGGGCTAGGGCTGATATACCGAAGGCATATATATTTTCTACAATGTAAATGCCGAATACAGCAGACCACATCCAGGCAAGTATTTGCATAGACATTAGTTTAACCTGCATTGGCGCTTTACTAAGGGCGTTCACCCTATCGTTCATAATGATATCCCAATAGTTCTTCATATTAGTTATCGTATAATGCCACTAGAGTTCTGTACTTACTTTGTGCCTTTGAAAGTGCTTCAACTTTCTTTTCAACTGTTTCAATATAGTCAATGTGTTCAGCAACACCTTGTGGGTT